TTCTATATCAGCAAAAGATGAATTAATCTTGTGCTCCGTAATCGCATTACTATTTAATTCATTAAGAGCCGGGATGATTGACTTGCTTTGAGTCTCTAACTGCGAGATTACTGCAGTTGCTAATTTGCCTGCAATCCAATTCCATAATCCGCCGAATGGGGTTCTTTTATTTGCATTTGCCTTGGTATCGGCAATCATAATCTCATCTGCATCTTCTGGTGTCGTTTTGGTTGTGTATTCTTTCCAATTTGCCATAATCTATTACTTCCTTTCTAAAATCTTCATCCAGTCAAATAATCTGAAATCTCCTGTTTCCTGTGCTGTTGTACAAATATATATTGCATCGTCAGCTATCCAAAGGTCTCCCAAATAATACGGGGGTTTGGGGACTACTACTTCAACAGTTATTCCGATCTCATTTCCTGCGAGATCGAGAATCGTATTGCCGACCGTATCGCTCAAAGTGCTCTCTTTAGTAGTAATTGTTGAATCCTCTGTAGTTTTTCCTGGAAACCACGCCTGAATCTTCGTTTTAACTAAAGTTGCTATATCATTTTTATTTGCTTCAATCTGCTCATGGTCTTCGGCGAACTGTGCTGCTACCTGCTGCAGCTTAATTAATTCCTGTGCCGCTACTTCGGTAATATTTACATTCTGCTGATTTCCTGCTTCTTCAACATTTTCCACTTGCGTAGTGCCGGCTTTATTAACTTCCGTTATCTGTTCATTACCAGCACTCTCAATTGCTGTTACCTGTGCTGTCCCAGCATCTTCTACCGCCTGTACGGATGCTGCCTGTTGCTTTGCTACAGCACTAACTGCTGTATTGCCTGCACCTCCGACCATTTTTGTCTGTGTTGTTCCCTCATCCGTAACCGCTTTCGTAGACACATCCTGCTGTGTCGTAATTGCATTAATGGCTGTTTTTCTCACCTCTTCAACAGCTGTCTCTGCTGCAGATGTTTTTTCTGTAACATGTGTATCAAAGCCAGTTACCTGTGCGTTAATATTCTGTTCAGATTCCGCTGCCGCCGTTCTGGAGGCTTCTGCTGACTGTGCATACCCTGCCGCACTGTCCCGGCTTACAGCAGCCTCCTCGGATGCTTCTTGCGTATCCTGCCACATCTGTCTCACGTCTGCCTGTGCAGCTTCGATTTCCTGCTGAGACAGCTCTACAGCTGCTCGCGATGTTTCGACCTGCTTTGCATCATTAACTACATCGTCATGCATTGCGATGTAGTCTGACGTTAATCCACCCGGAGCAGCGACTATCTGCCAATACTCCGAATTTTTACCCTTTTCTGGCTCTATACCAGTTATCGTATTCGGATACTTTACACAGCACATATAAGTTCCGCCCTGATACGATACTGTATCAAGGTATTCATAAGATGCTTCTGAATCATACTCACCTTGTGGATTAAACGTGATATTTCCCAAGTCTGTATCCTGATAATTATTTTCTGTACTTGGCATTTCTTCACCTTCTTTCTATAAACTATAAAGCTACTCTATATTTGAGTCGGCTACCCTCTCGATAAAAATGTATTTTATCTATTGTAGGGTCTGAACACATAATCAATCTACTTCCAACAACTTTAAATGCGGCAAAATAAACATCTCCTCTTTCACCTTTTAGTTCCGATTCTTTCTGCCGCACATAATTATCAATATTCTTCTTTGCTTCCTCTGCTCTACCGGATACAGATGCCGCATCTTTTTTTGTTAATGCAGCGTAATAGGCAGCATTGTCTTCTTTCCTCTCCGGGTAGTCTTTATGTCCATGCGCCCAGGATTCCGCTTCTTTCTCTGCTGTTTCTGCTCTTTCTGCAGATGCATTCACTTTCTCAATCGCTTTTCTGAAAAGGTCCTCCTGCTCTGGAATATCAAAAAGCTCTGGTTTGGGTCGAGCCTTAACCGGAATCGTAATCTTATAACCTGTCCCTCCTGCTCGTTCTTCAGTCAGATAAATATATGCATACACGTTATAACTCTGCAATGCGTCCATATTGTCGAGGCAAGTATCTGGGATAACAACTTCTGTTACATTATCTGAGGTAACTCCTACACGGGTTACAGAAGTTTCTTCATCCTCGATGGCAAAATGTACCTCAACTGCAGCAGGTAAATGTAACCCCTGTATTCTCAGTATCTGCCCATAATCGTATTGCCAGGCATGGCTAGCTATGACTGATGTATTATTTCCAGCAAAAACCGCAAAAACAATATTACTATTCACTTTTTCACCTTCTTTCAATACACAATATCTACGTCAAGATAAAGTTGATTTGGTGCGATATAACGCGGAGAAAGATTATTGAATCCATAATTGATATATGAGCACTCCACATTTACCTTTATGCAAGGGGTTCTGATATCATCAAAATATAATTCGATGTCTCCAACCCCAAATGTTCCAAGCGCATAGATTCCGCTTGAGCTTGGTGCTCCTGGAGAATCAATTTTTTTTATACTTGCTGTTATCTTCATTGCACTAGAGCCGTATTTCATCCAGTAATTTAAGAATTCTGTTGATAATGTAGTTTCAGCGAACATAAATTCCACGGTCGCAGTACAGACTTCTTTGCCTCCCCCTGCGAAATCTCTGTATTTTAAATGTAGCTCACAATGCTCCGTTCTATAATGATATGGTACTGTTTCGCCTGCATCGTAGTGCTGTATGCCCTCCTTATTCATGACTGCTTTCAATTTATCGTTTTCATCATAAATTTCTAATACACCTTTATCATTTTGCGAACCGCCCAGCGCCATTGTCCCCGCTTTTATATAGCTCATATTTATATAAAGTTCGTTCCCTATCTTATAAATTCCCTTAACCGCTCCCTTATTTGTCAATAAATTAAATATCTGTTCCTGCGTTAAGGAATCTTCTGCTAATGTTTTAAGAGTTCCTTTGCCATCAACTGATACTGATGAGGCCAACTGAAATTCTCCAGTGTTTAAATTCCAGAAGTTTTTTCCTGTCCTATCGCTAAGAATTCCTAATATAAGCGTATCTGCATATCCGCCTTCAGCCGTAAATGCTGTCTTCCAATCCCAGTCTCTTCCGTCCTGGGTTCTTGTATTTGCAATCTGAAAGCCTTGTGTGCCCAAGCACATTGCACCGTATGTAGAACTTTCTTTATCTGTATCCTCAAACAAAATTGCTCTTACATCCTGTTTCTGTGCTACATTTTTCTGATATCTTAGCTGTGTATTGATTGCATTAAGTACGCCTTTTATCTTTTCTGCCATAACAGTTTTTGATTGTGAGTTTACAATGCTATTAATTGCATCAACTGCTGAAGACACCTTTTCAAAATACGTCTGTGCAGTATCTCCTAATTTCACAGATGACACAGTGTTTTTTATACAATCCCATTCGATTTCAATTGCTCTAGTTTCTGTTGTAATATCCAGTTTTTTATGTCTGCATTTAACCGTATCTCCAAGACCAATCATTTCGATTGCTTTTACATCACTGTATTCATTCGTATCTGATATCTTAATCATATTTATCTCTATTGAAACAGCCGGCAAATCAATTCCTTCCAAAAATTGTTCTTTACACTTCTTTTTTAATGCCTTTTCTAAATCACTTTGGCTTTCACATACAATATCATTCTCGTCTGGTTCTCCTTGTATATCCTGTTTCAGTTTGATATCTTCAAATACAATTTCTTTTGTATATACTGTGGCATATTTATTAATGTTTTCGGAATCTACAAATACATTTCCGTTTATCGTTCGACCATTATATGCTACTGGAACAATCCTGGTAACAACATCTGACATATCAACTGTATATGTAATCCCATCTATATTCTTACCATATCGTATCTCTGCTCCATAATTTCCTCCTACTCTTTCATTTATGATAATCTTATAATTATCATAAAGAATTTCTCCACCCCACCTTTGCAAAAATGTAGGCTCATCTGAACCAGAAATAGCATCGAGAAGATTTCTTCGTTCAAAATATGCCGTTGAGCTTGTTGAGATATCCGATTTTCCCTCGAAATTTGTTCCGCTAGTCATAATATCAAGAGCTTCTTGTCCATTTTTTATGGTAGGTCTTACATCTTCCAGGAAAACTTCTTTTGCAGCATCAAAAAATATCGGATATGCGACTACATCAATGCTGTAATCCTTTTTTGTCAGCTTATTCACTCGGAATAATTGCCCTTTTCCAACAAAAGTAGGTACCGACAAAATAGACTCTTCCTCTATATATTTCCATCGTCCTTCCGAATCCGTCGGATGGTTCATATTTAAGATCCAGCTTCCATTTAGTGTTGCCTGGAGCTTACACGAGTTTGGTAATAATACCATTTTTCCATTTGTCGTAGGTTTGATAGTATTTTTATCATAAATCTGAATCATTACAAACACCTCCAGTTAGGTATGATCTTCATTTCTGCTCCTGCAACGGAAATCATATTTTTCCCAGGTTTTAGATACAGATCTTCATAGTCTCCATTTACGTAGGTATTCATCATTTCTCCACTTAATTCACGATATGTAATCATTCGTTCCGTATCGATCCGACAGTTTTGTCCTACATTTACATAAAATTTATTTCCGTTGACTGTCAGTGTTGCATTATTATTTCCGGATATAATATACGTCGGATGTGCTAATGCATAGTTATTTTGCAGTACATCTTCTATCTCATATTCTTTTAATCCATCTTCTCTATAGATATAACCGCTACATGTAAATATAGCGGTTATTGTTCCTATTTCTCTATTTTTTCTCTTTACATCGCTTATCTCTACCTTCTTAACTTTATAAAAATATCCTTCATCGTCTGTAAATCTCAATATTCCCAACGGACTAAGTAGCCAGCTCTTTATATCTCTGTATCTTTCAGACCACTGCTGAGGTAATGTCATAAAATTAAGTTCAATCGAAATTTCTATATCTGATACCGTTCCGTCATCAATATAAAGAGAACCATCTTTTCCAGGAATCTCTATGACGGTATAGTTTTTTTTACCTGCTGGTATATCTGGACGCTGCATGACATAGCACCCAATATCTTTTGCTCTTATACCAGCATATTCCATGTCATACTCTTGCATCCTACCATCCTTTCATCTTATTCCTTGCATCTAATTTTTCTGTAAATCCCTGTTCTGATGTTTCAACAATATAATCACGAAACTCTTCATTGCCAACATACACTTTTACATAAGTGACTGGCTGCGGAACAGAAATATTACTATAATCCAAAAAGAGTGTTTTTAATGCTCTTTCCATTATATTTTCTAAATTTTCATAAAAATTATCTAATGGAAGCACTGCTTCTTTTCCAGCCTCTCCTCCTCCAAGAAAGGAGTTTCCCATTCTGCCAAATAATTGTGCTCCAGATAAAATGCCACCTTTCTTATACCAGGAAACGGATATGCTTGGTACTCCTATTGGGTCTAAAGAGAAACCTCCACTTATTGAAAAATGTGGAAGTTTTATTTTAGGTATACTAATAGATGGAAATTTTAACTTCAACGAATCAAATTTTCCCTTAATATCGGAAAGTTTATCTGCTACTGCACTTTTTGTATTGGAAAGCTTATTGCTGAACTTATTTTTAATCTCATCTAATTTCCCACCTGTCAGTTGATTAATCTTTGTATAACAAGTGTTAAATTCGTCTTTCACCCCTGTTCCATAGGCTGCTACCAGCCCTTTAATTCCGCCTCCAGCATTTTTATATGCTTGCGTCATGTCTGCAAGTTTCTTTTTAGATGCTATATTATTCTCTTCTTGCTTCTGTGCTATAATCTGTTTTATATGTTCAAATTTCTCTGAAGCTGCACTTTTCATTCCTTCTATTTTTGTTGAAAAGTCGTCTTTCATTTCTCCTATTTTAGTTCCTACTTGCTCTTTTAGATCTCCGGTTTTTTCTTTCAAATCTCCAAAGAATCCTTTTATTGCTTTTATTTTTTCGCCTACTTTTTCTTTTAGACCATTAAATTTATCTCCTATTACTTCTGTTGCATTTTTTACAGTATCTTTTACCGCCGACGTTATTTTGTCCCAATTTTCTATTACAGCAACCACCGCTACTATTGCGGCCACAATTCCTGCTACCACACCAACGACTGGTGCCGCTGCTAATAATGCTCCACCTATTGCCGGAGCTACACTGGTTATTGCTGACACAATTCCTACCGCTTTCAATGCTGCCAATACCGGGGCAATCTTTCCAATTGCTGCTATCACTCCTGCTATAGCTATTATAATTGTCTGTAATGGCTTAGGAAGTTTTGAAAAGCTTTCTATTCCTGAAGCTAATGCTCCCACTGCTGGTGTCACACCAGTTATAATTCCTGCGATTGCTCCTCCCATCGGAGCCAATGCATCTTCCACTTTTCTTAATGCCGCTTTCATCTTGGTGGATGAAGTTGTTGTGTCCTCAGACATTTTCTTTGCTTTCCCGCCTACATCATCATAGGTATTTCCTACAGAGGTTAATGACTCAATAAACTCTACACCTCCGTCCTCTGCAAGAGTTCCAAAGGCAGTAGTAGCCAGATTCAATTTTTCTTGCTGATTCTTGCAGTTTTTTATATCCGACACGATAGAATCAATAACATCTTTCTGCGAAGCTCGTCCATCCTGCCAGTCTCTAAATAGCTGCTGTGTTTTCGAAGAGAAAGAACCGATAGAATCTTCTATTGTTCCATCACCTAATCTATTAGTCACCTCATTGATCGCATCATTTACTTTATCAAGATTGTAAGAGCCACCCTCACTTCCATTTTGTAGAAGTTCGAAATAATCTTTTGCAGTATAGCCTGCCTGTTTAAATTTTGGCGAATATTCTGCTATATTATCTCCTAATTCATCCGTCTTATTTAAACCATTCTGAGCTCCTGCTACAATGTAATCCATCGCTTCATCAGAAGTAAGTCCAAATTGCTTCATGAGCTGTGACACTCCTCGAATAGATTCAGACATGTCCATTTCATAAGTTTCTTCAAGTGTAATTGATTGTGATGTTATATCAGTTAATTCTGTTTCATTTAAGTCTTTGATATTATCCTTAACCGTTATTATTGCCTGAGCCACCGTGTCCATAGAATCTCCAACGCCACTTTCATAAACATTTTTTATTATTTTTGCGTTCTTGGTAGCTTCCTCGCCTGTATCCCCCAAGCGACTGTTTACTTTAGCGGCCGCATCTTCCATATTCGTAAATGAATCTACTGCTTTACTTCCTAAATCCTTAATCTTATCACTTACACCTGATAGCTTTTCTGTTGCATCAACCAAATTCCCTTCAGAAATTTTTTTCGACATTTCATCCAGTTTCTCTCCGGTTGATTCTGTTGCTTTATCTACCTTTGATAATCCTGTCTCTGCGTCTCTTGTCCCATTTTCCATCTCGGAAAGTGCCGTTGTATTATCATTAATAGACTTTTCAAGTTTGTTCATGTATGCACTTGTTTCGTTCAATGCAACTTTCAGCTTTGATACCGTTTCGGCTTGCTTATTAAATGCATTTTCAGCTTTTGCAGTTTCGGCAGAAGATTTTCCTGTTTTTTCTGTTGCATTTTGAACCTCTGATGCAAGTTCCTTTAATCTTGCAGTTTGTTTTACAAGTTCCTTCTCATAAAGTTCCGCTTTCGTCTTTTGAGCATCATACTGTTTCTGCATAACTTCAGACTTTGCAATAAGTGCCTGCTGACTCTTCTCGTTCCCGGCAAATTTTGCTGTTAAAGCGTTCATCTCGGAACCACACTCTTTTAAGCTATTATTGATAGACTTAATTGAATTATTAAATTCTTTCTCTCCTTTAATGCCTATTCGTGGGCCAATATCATACGCCATAATCTCACCTCAAATCCGGAATATAATCACCGCTATTTATTGCTATCCTGAGTTCCTGCAGTCCTTCACTTGCCAAGTATAAATCAATTAAATCACTCAATTCTCCTATCGGCATGACAAGGTACTCTTTCGCTGGTATTCCTATTTTTCTTGCATATAAATCAAGCCAGGCAGAAGTTTTTACTCCTGCCCGGCTTCTACGTTTTTTGATTTATTCTCTTTTCCTTCAACTTCTTTCTTCTCTCCTTCATTCATGCACTCTGCAATCTTATCCGCCGCAATAGCCAGATCAGAAATCCCCAGAGCAATTTCTAACGCTTCCTTAGGCAACGGAGTCCATTTTCCGTCAATTATTGGTGCATTATCTGGTGCTGGAACATCTTTTTCAAAATAATTTTTATAAGCACAGCCCTGTGATATAAGTAATTCTAATACCTCTGAGATTACCGAAATTGTCTTTTCTTCCGATCCTTCTGTATTTATATTTTTAAGAAAGTCCTTAACGCTTCCATATTTCTGTGCTATCTTTTTTGTTGCCATTAACGAAAAACTCATAGGATAAATTTTACCGACAATTTCAATGTATGTAAGTCTTTTCATAAACGCCTCCCGTTAACCTCTCGTTCCTAAAACTGCATTATTATACTTTAATGCTTCTGCTTCTGTGTCATACATTTTCTGTGGCGTAATTTTCCATGGATGATTATAGTTGTCATCTACCTGATCTGATCGTACGACAGTTCCTGCGATTTCTTTTGTCTGCCAATCCACTTCATCTCCTCTAGTTGTTGCAGCATCTGCCGGAATGGAAAAACGGATCTTTGGGAAAACAACCGGTAAATATCCTGTCTTATTATCAATCTGATGTTCCTCAATGATTCCAAATCCAAGATATGGAGCTACCTGATCATCATCATAGACAACTTCTGTTACCGTTTCCTCTCCAACTTGTCTGGTTACTGTTTTCAATCCTAAAATTTTCTTCGAAAGTTCTGGGGTAAGATCTGCTGTTTTCAGGGTTAACTTTCCTGACACAAATCTTCCTGCTGCTGTTTCCGCCACTTGGTTATCCGCATAAAGATCTTTATCTTCTGCAACATCTGCTTCAAACGAATATTCTACAGCTTTGTCCGCCGCATAAGCATCTGAGTATGTTACTGCATTTCCTACTGCTGTATAGTTTGCACAAACCGGTTTTGATAATCCTTTTATAGCCATAATATTCCTCCTTATCTCATATCTTCTTTACAGAGTTCGTCAATCTTATCTCCCATAGCCTGTACTGCTGCTTTTCTGCTTCTATTTACTGCTTTTCGAACTACAGGTGTCTTTTGCCTGAACGATGTTCCACTTTCTACCGAACGCATCAGCAAGGCATTCGGTAAACCATTTGGATATTTCTTAGACTTTGTTTTTCCATATCCGGAAAATCCAGCTTTTGTCTGAATATAATCATCTCTATTCTCAATAGGTGCCAATCCAAATGCATCTATTAAATCTGCTTTTTGTCTGTTCGTTACTCCATGAAGTTTTCTGTCCTCTGTACCTCGTCCATTATCTACAGGTATTTGCCTCAATCCGCTTTTTATACTGTCCGCAACAACTCCTGCACCTTCATATACTGCCTGTCTTACTATCTGTTCTGTATTTTTACTGAGATTCGATAATCTTAATGCATATTCATCCAGTCCCTGTACAGACATTTTAGCCATTTCAGCTTACCTCCCAAATCCATTCAAAATGTATATAACCTGTTTCTTCTTCATGTTGAACAGAATTCAAACGAAAAGATATCCCCATTGTTTCCAGTGAAACTTGAATCTTATCCACATTTTCATCCACATCTTCTTTTGTGAAATAATCAATACTCCCCTGCAGGACCTGTATATCCTTTTTATTATCTGCCACATGAGAATTCGCTTCTGTCTCTTCCTGCCAGACTATATACTTATTCTTTTTCTCGTATGCTTCGTAGTGGAATACATCATCCATCACCCGTTTCAAAGCATCTCGAACCATATAAATTTTAGAGAATTCCATAATCTTCTTTCAATCGTTCTAAAGTGATTCTTGTGATTTTAAGACCGTCATCCATCACATGTTGCACAAATGCACATTTATATTGCAGTCCGTCTTCCAGGATACATATATCCATACTTGTAATTTTTCTGTCTTCCCATATATGCACAACGTCCGACACCTGTACATTCTCCTGTAATGCTGTATAATATCTCGATATTCCGACAGTCTCAAAGCCAAAGCAATGTTTGCTCTTCAACTTCAAAGCATACTTTGGTTTCATTCCTGTTTCTGCAATATTTATCACTTTATAAATTTTTAAAACACCATCATCAAATGTCATTTTTGCCTTGCTTTCTGTGATATCAACAAATTATTCATTTCCCAACGCAAGAAACGGGGCATCGCAGTCTGTGCCGATGCCCTTTTTCTGAAAAGATATGCAGCATAATCAATTTGGATACCTGCATATTCGTTCGTATCCTCTTCGCGAATCCCTTCTCTCTCCATTAGTTCTTTTGCTTTTGATAACAAAAAGTCTAAATATTCATCATTCGCTTTTGTTGTCATCTGCAGATCTTTTTTTAGCAGCATAAGTTTATACTCTTTTTCCATCCAATATACCTACCCGCTTTCTATGCTTCTCCTGCAAATTTTGGTGCTTCTGTGACAGGTGCACCTCCCACACCATATACAGCAAATGCTTCTCTTATTGCCAAATCTCCATCATAACGTGCTGTGCCTTTGAATACCGTCTGATCTTCAATAAATCTAACATGTTCTGACTGTCCGATTACCGTGCCTGCTCTCTCCGCCAAAACATAATTCTCAAAATAGCCAAAGATTATTGTATTATCCGGAATAAATTTCAGCTCTTCGATATTGCCTCCAACAATTGGCATAGTTGACTGTGCACCGCCTGCCACAATTGCAGCCGCAGAATTTACTCCAATTCCTTCAGCAATAAGTTTTGTATGTGTTTTTTTATTCATTACCCATACAATGTTTCCTGTTGCATAATCATTATCAATCACTCCCGTAGCCTTTGTGATGTCCTGGAACAGTTTTGTTCCTGTAGCGTTCGTTCCTGTAATCACATGTGAGGTACTTAAATCTTCCCATTTTCTTCCCGTCTCTGGATATCCTGCCGGAGCTTCTGCTAATAAAAGAGATGTAACAATTCCCATCGGCATTTTTACATTCTTCCCGTATAGAATCGCTTTATCTAATGCTTTTCCAATCGCTTTTCCGATTGCAGAGATTAATTCAGTTGCAAGGTTCACGTCATTATCCTCCAGGATTGCATTAGCAATTGCAAAGTATCCACTTACTTTATATCCGTCCATTTCCATGTTGTAAAAAGCAAGATCTAATTCCTTTACAGCTGAGTACATCTCATCCCAGATTGCTTCCGGGATTTCTCCCATAATGTTCTGTCGGCTTGTTCCTGACACCGGACGAACAGATACATATTTCACTAATTTACTTTCTTCTGTTGCAACCTGCTTAATAAGTGGCAGTACAATATCCGGAATTGTCAATCCAGCATTTGTAATAGCTCTTTTTTCTTTGATACATGTTCTGACTTTACTGAGAAATTCTTTCACATCTTCCCTTGTCAGCATCTGATCTCTTTCTTCTCTTGTCAAACCAAAAAACTTTGTTCTCACTGTCATTCCATTTCCTTTCTTTCTTTCTGCTGGCTCATTCTTTTCTGGAGCAGGCTTAGGATCCTTCTTTTCTTCTTCTTCAAGTTCCCTCTCAATGCCTGTAATCTCTTCTTCGAGTTTTTTCTTTGTATCTTCATGCTCATCTTTATCCTGCTGAAATTTTTCCGCTTCCTCTTCTACCGCTACTCTGTCTTCCGCCGATGTATTTTCATCCATCTCATTAATAGCACTTTCAATTTCTTTTTCTCTAACTGAAAATTCTTCATCCTTCGTTCGCAGTGCATCTAAGCTTTTTTTCTTTGCATCCAGTTTACTTCTCAATAATAATTTTTTTAAAGCCATTTATTTTTCTCCTTTCAGCTTTTTTAATGTCTGTTTCTTCCACATCTCCACATTTCTTTTTTTAATATTTCCATAATCATTTTTTCTTGCACTTACTTCTGTTTCCTCATATGCAGGGAACGTGCAAATTGAAACCTCATAGAGTTTTGCTTCTTTTATCGTCCAGTGAACATCTCTTCCATTCTCTGTAAATTCTTCTGATAAAATATCAAACCCAAATGAGCATTGATCCACATCTCCTCGTTTGACACGCTCATACAGATTTACTGCATCCTGATCCGCTTGATTAATCTTGACTTCTCCCCATAATCCTTTTTCATCAACTTTTAATGTTAATGTTCCGGATTTAGTTCTTCCAAGGACAAGATGTGTATCGTGATCAATCAGACATCTGATATCATCCTGAAGTGTATTATCAAAAGCATGTACATCTACGCTTTCTGTTGCCCCTTCCCACATTTCATAATTTGAATTAAATACAGCAAAGTACCCGGATATATATTTTTCTCCATCTTCCTCACTTCTGGTCTTAAACTGAAGTGGTACGCTTCTGGCCTGTCTATTCCTCTTCACCTTCTTTACCTCCCTTCAATTTTTTCTGATCTCCAATCATTCCTTGTGGAATGTAGTTTTCTAATATCACTAACTCATCTAGTCCTTCCATTGGAGAATATCCAATTGCATCTCTCACTTCATTTCCTGTCATAATGCCTCTTGTATATAAATTTGCACCTACATTAGACAATGTCGTAATATCATATGCATACAGAGATCTAACATTAAAGCGAAAATACCAGTCTGGATTTATTAACAACTTCTTAGTGAGTTCCTGCTCCAAGGCATTACACAATGGACGGATTCTCGTATTGATAAAGTTGTTCCATTCTTCAGAATCAAATTCGCCAGCACCAACGACAAAGGCAGGAACATCTAAAATTGCTGCTATTGTTTTCTTATCAAGCATGACTGCATCTGATAATGCTAAGTCTGTTAACGATAGAGGTTTTACAACTTCAACATCAAATGCATCCGCCGGAATAACCCAGGGTTCGCCTGCGTCTGTATTCGCAACATAGTCATTCAAAATCTTTTTTCTTCCTTCCGGAGAAGAAAGTTCATCACTCATAGAATCCACTTTTACAATAACGGATGGTTTCCATTTACTTTCCATAAATCCTTTTTTTGTTGCTGTAGCCTGTTTCAGATTGTTAGCAATATCTTTTAGTGCTGTGCGATATCCGCAGCCTTTCCACGGATAATCCGGAGATGGGTTAATAACAAAATGTAATAATTCATCCGGCGTATATGGTTCTCCATCTATTCGAATCAGATAACCGTAGCCATCAGGTACAAAAGAAAAATGTCCTGCCGGAATCAATTGCAAATCTTTTAAATATCCCTGTGTTGTTTCCGCATAAACAACTGCATTTCCATCTCCTTCAAGCAATATTTCCCTTACCAAGGCAGAAATAAAAGTTTTCCTTGTCATAAAACGATTCGGAGTAATATCTATCTTCCTGGATAATTCATTTTTCAACCGCTTATCTCCTGCATCTGTGTTTTCCATCAGATGTATTGTCATACTGGAAATCAGATTACAGATTTTATTCACTGCTGCCACAATCTCCGGATTATCAATCAGCCTTGTATATGAACCACCGCACAATATATCAAAAGCATCTGAAGAACAAAGCCATGATATATTTTTTTTATCCGGCTCTGCTCTCACCTGTTTTTTCTTCTTTTTCCCCATGCTATCATTTCCTCTCTTATCCAAACCATTTTCCTTGTTTCTGTGTTTTTTCAAGGTCAATCAACATTTGTTTACATGCAATTACATCCGCATCAAATAAATCAATTCTGTATGTCGGCTGCACCTTTTCAAATCTTACAAATTCATCGGAATCTTCAATCGCTTTCACATTTGATAAGCAATACTCAAACGCTTTATTGTGAAGATAATAAAATTCTCCTTTTTTCAGTTTCTTTTCTATTTCCCGAAAAGCTTCCGTTTTTTCAACATACCTTTGCGACTGATCTCGCATTTTAAACCCGGATTTTTTCATTTTCAACACAAATTCTCTTGAATAACGCCGGTCATATCCAACCCATTTAATGTCAAATCCTATCTTTCGCATTTGAAGAAACCACTTCAGTACATCTTCATACTCAATGACATCCGAATTGCAAAGAGTAAGCCAATCTTGTTCCTCCCACCAGAAGAACGGAATCTGGTCTTCTTCTGCTTTAAGATGTGCTGCAGTTACTGGCATAAAGCCGTGTGAAATACAAATATCTGTATTTTTGTATCTACCATGAAGCGCTGTTCCGGTAAGATCGTACATCTTTGACAAGTCTGCTCCCCCATACCATTTGATTGGCAAATGTGCCAGTTCTTCCAACGTCCAGCTAAATTGCTTATCACTTTCCTGGGCTTGAAAAATATCAAAATATGTATTAAGTGCATTTGTATAGATGTTAAGTGATTTATTTAAAAACTCGTCTCTTCCTGTTGGATCATTCTGTGCCTGAAGAGCTTCATTCAGAATATCTTTTTCTCTGATGGTTACTCCATAATTAGGATTTGCCTTTTCATGTTCAACCGGGTTTGTATAGTCGTCTGGGTTATCTGCCTGACATATAAATATAAAATATTCTTCGTCCACTTTTGTTCCCCGCATTACTTCTTTGCAATACTGAAGACGCTGGTAACAAAAAGAATTCATATCACTTCCAGCTGTTGTTATACCTATAAGCAATTTATTTACATAAGCCTTCATTGCCTGTTTATAAACATAATATTCATTTGCATTTTTATAAGCGTGCATCTCATCAAGAATAATAATGTTCGCATTAAGTCCATCTGCTCGCTTTGCATCTGCTGCAAGTGCCTGTATTCTCAATGCTCCACTTTTATTTTCATTCTCATCATAAAATGTTCGACTGATTGAATGTTCCGCATTGTTATTCAATATTTTGAAATTCTTGCTTTCGCCCATGTACTCAATATTTTCACGGATATTTTCAAAAGCTTCCATTGCCCTATCGAGTTTTGTAGCAATAATATATAGCACTGAAAAATACTGTCGTTCTAAAAGAGACAATGCCCAGGCCAACGCAGAAGCAAAAAAAGTTTTACTGTTTTTTCGCGGTAAAAAAATAAACGCCTCTTTAAAACGGCGTTCTTCTGTCCCTGCAATATAAAAACCTGCAACATTATAACAAATAAATTTTTCCCATGGTTCTAACAAAAAAGCTTTTCCTCTCGCTGGACCTTTTATGTGTACAAAAGTAGCTTCGATAATTTTTATAACAAAATCAGCATCCCGTGTGCGCATTTCATAAGCAGTATTATCCAAATCTTTTAAAAATCTTTTAGCTGCAAGTACTCTATCCTCATTCGCTATTATCTCTCCTGATACGATATCTCTTGCATATTTTTTGACTTCTTTAAATAGTTTAGACTCAGCCATCTGCTATCTTACTAAGTGCGGCATCTAATTTTGATAACTTAGGTTTCTCTTTGATTGTTGTTTTTTCAAAGATCTTAGGATTCAGGCACAGCATATCCAAATATTTTGCTATGTCACTTCTCAATCTTTCCAGTGTAATAACACCCGGGGTTCGTTTAACGTAATCGTCACTTTCCAGCATCTTTTTGATACTTTCTCGTTCGGATAAAAGTTCTGCACAGATGCGAATTGTCTCAGCATATTCTTCTCTGTACGTTCCCATTTTCTTCATACTATCCGTCAATTTTTTTTCAAATGTTTGTGCCTTTATCGCCCTTGCCATTTTGCCGCCTCCTTTCTCCTTTTTTGGAATTTTTGAAATTTCGCGCATTTGGAAACACCTAACCCCCACCAGTAGAAAACAAATTTTTTCTTTTTTTCTTGCAGGGGGGGATTTTCTGACACACTATTTTCTGGCTCTCCAATTTTTTCCTGGAACAGTCATATCCTGAAGTAACTGGCCAAGCTTTGTCAGCTCTCCAGTCGTCCTGTTTTCTAGTTTGTTATGACTTGCCTGTGATACACTGATAAGATTCCAATCACACCATGCATATTCCGGATATTCATCTGCTGGATATATATGATGCACTGTATTAGCTGCCTCTGTCTTTCCATACATTTTGGCCACTCTGCATTTATATCCGTCCAGTTTTAAAATGTGTTCTCTCTTTTTCTTCCATTTACTCCCATAATAATCAAACATATATCCTCCATGAAAAATAATTAGGCAACCGGATTACCGATTGCCTGTACACTGGAGAAGTTTTTACCAATAGCCCATTGGGGTTGTAATGGGGTATCTGAGCTTTTGCTCGTTATAAAGATAGCACATCTAAAAACAACATTGGTCAACATTTCCTTATTTTTTATTTTATTTTTCAATAAGTTTTTCTACTGGAACACCCAGAGCCTTTGCAATACATTCTCCAGTGTGAGAAGAACAGTTATGTCCACGCTTTACGTTATGCACCGTCATCCTTGTAACCCCTGCAAGCTCTGCCAATTCTCTGTGATTTATATTCTTCTCTTTCATTGCATCAATTAATTTCTTACGATTTATTCTCATAGTTCTCGTCCCTTCTCACTTTGACATATCTAATATTTTGTAAACTATTGTGTGCATCCGTTTCTTCTTATATATAGTTTTTAATTTTTAACCATTGAGTTTTACATAGTCTCGTTATGTCAAACTAATAGGCCAAATTAAAAGTAGCCATTGCCTTATTAATTGTATCTTGCTCAACCCCTATGTACCTCAATGTAATATGCACATCGGAATGCCCGAATATCTTCATAAGGAGCATCCCGTCTTTTGTCTTCATATACATATGATACCCAAATGTCTTTCGCATCGTATGTGTTCCTACATTATAGATTCCAAAATGTGCAGCAGCCTCTTTTATTATGTTGTAAGCCTGCTGTCTACTGATTGCCTTCTCCTGTCCCTGTCTGGATTTAAATAAAAGCTCATAATCCGGCTTGTCCTTTATGTAATGATCTATTGCCTTTCGTAGCTTCTTATTAATCACAAACTTTCTTTCATTATTTGTTTTCTGCTCACGCATGATAATATAATCTTTATTCTTTACGTCCCGGACTCTCATTTTTAAAATATCTGAAACCCTTAATGCTGTATAGATTCCAAACATCCAGAGCACGTAATCTCTTTCATTCTTACTTTTTAGGTAGTCTGCTATATCCTGTACTTTCTCCCGGTCTCTTATTGGTTCTACTGCGTTCATCTTTCACCTGACTTTCTGTGTCAGACTCTGACACTTGTCTATTTGATAAAATTACTGATACGCATACAACCCCAATCATGACTGTTAGCACTACAAGTAAAATTCCTGCAAATATCATTTTTCTTCTCCTTTTAGCTTTTCAAAGAATCTCATGCACCTGATCTGGCACCCAGCCTTTGAAAATTCTTTTCCCGTTTCTTTTTCCATCTTCCTGGCTACTCTGCTCCACGACATTCCATCAATATAATAAAATTGCAACATTAATCGAAGCTCTGCCGGTTTCACTGTATCAAGAAATATATATGCTCTGTTTATCGCCTTTTCCTTTTCTGATAATGTCCTGCCCAACTTATTAACCCTTGCTTCGAGCAATATTCTCTTTTTTTCAATCACAGATTGAGGAAGCCCTTCAACTTTAAACAATTGTGTGCCGCCGTCTCCCCCGCGAACGGTATCTACAACGGTCCTGCTAGATAATTCTTTAATGTCTCGCTCCGTTTTGCTTATCCTCTCCCTGATATCTCGAATCAGAGCATCAACACACCGGCATCTTTCAAGATTTTCTTTTTCTGTCACGGCAGCCTCCTTCCTGTGTCAGATTCTGACACGTTCAATTAATAAAAATCGAAAGAATAATAATTTGGTTCGACAGGCTTTTTTGTTTTCTTCTTTTTGATCTTAGAAAACCAGATACTGCTTCTATCCCAGCCAAACGTACAATTTAATGTCTGTGCTATTTTTATCATGCTTTTTAATGACGGACATGTCTTTCCGGTTTCATACCCTGTAATTGTCGCTACTTTTATCCCTGACTTTTCTGCTAACGCTCTTTGTGAATAACCTTTGTCTTCCCTTACTTTCTTCAGTTCCTCAGCAAATGTATCTGCTCTGTCTTTTGTTTTCAACCAGGGATAAAAGAAAAATGAGTTCTTGTCCCATCCGAATCCACATCCAAGTGCATCTGCTATTCGAAATATCTTTTTCAGCGATGGATTTGCATCCTCTGATTCATATTTTTTTATTGTATCAACGCACATTCTCGTTCTCGCTGATAAATCTTCTCTTGAAGTTCCTGTCATCTCTCTCGCTTCCAGCAAGGCTTTTCCAAATATATTTTCCATCGCTACTCCTTTAAACCTGCAAAGTTTTTACAAATCCACATCTTTCCACCTTACATTTTCAGTATTCTTCATAAACTTGTTCCATCCTGCACCCTTTATACAATTTTCTCAGCGCGCTCCCCAAGCCGTTTCTCATGCGTTCTTCCACACATTTATTCGATTCTTTATCGCCTGTTCCCATTATTTCGCACCATTCTCCGGCGGTATTTCTCAATGCGGCAATTTCTTTCTCTGATAAATATATAGTCCTTCCCATATTGTCCTCCATGTACATATTTTTTAACTCCTGAGAGGAGCTTATCTCTCAGGAGCATCTGCTTTAAGCTTCTTGTCACACCATTGTTCGTTTGATCTCATCCTGATCGTTTTGATTATCCTGGATACACCATCTGTTAGGGGTATCTTTTCTAATCATGCAGTCCCCGTTCAGGTTGCCGCACGGACAATCCATACACGGACTGTCCGCATAGCTATCTCTTGTAATCTCATCGCACATATCGCTCAATGTTTCTAAAGCTTTTTTAATTTTTCTATAATCCATTTTTACCATTAATCTTCTCCCTTCCCCTCCGGAGCTAATCCGGAGGACAATGGCATATAGCTCGTGTTCATATCACAGAACATTAACGGGTAACTTGTAAGTGTAAAAATCCTCTAAAGAGGCATGTCCAGCTTATTATTTTAAGATAACATTATCTATGTCTCGTATGACGATCGTTATTTTTCCTGTTGTATCTGTCTGTACTTCAAAATTTCCTTTGTTATACGTCTCCATTGGAATCGAAATCTCGATTCCGCCATCAGTTACTAACATCTGTTTTTCCAATTTCTTTACAGTATTTTCGTTAATAACAGTAAAATTATCATACTGCAAATCATACATTTCTATTTTTTCGTCATACTCAGCTTTTTCTTCTGGTTTTTCTCTGAAAAGCTTATTTCCGATTTCTTCTACGTCAAAAGCCCTACGATCTACATACTCTTTTTGCAAAGTACTTTTTATATCCATTTTTGTTTTTAAATCAGCACCATTATATTTATTGGAAATATTATTGATAACTCGCATGAGAATATTTAACTTCTTTTTTGGTGAACTACTGGTGTGACAGATAAGAAAATTTTCAGAAAGGTAATTGACTCTTTCACCATTTACCTCATATTTCTTTTCCAGTAACCTCATGCTGAAATCAGACAAGTTAATAATTACAGCTTCCGGTACCCGCGAAGTTTCTGAAATGAGTGACCGTTTTTTTAATAGACCTACAAAGGTATGATTACCTCTATACATTTTGTCATGATTGTAGTTTCTCTTATAGTTCATTTTTAACAGAGCAAGATAGATTTCCCCTTCTACCTGAAATGTTACAAATAACAAATCGGCAGCAGGAATATTTAATCCCTCGCCCATAGCAGCATAAAGTTTATTTGCAATTGCCTGACTGGTTTCAATAAATGAACTGTCTTTTGATTCGTCCCACGTTTGTAATATAGATTTAATCGGAGAAAATTCAGAATCAAACTCTCCTTTCTTTGTATCGTCACTAGAAATTATTTTATAAATGTGATTGCGAATAAAATCACACATCTCTGGACCAGCATTTAATAATGCATTCGAGAGAACACACTCTCCAAAATCAGTATCCAGAATATGCAAAATCGCTTTTCTTATAACAATATCATCTCTCGTTATCATAAAATCTCCTTTCCGGTATCTATCGCCCATGAGCAAGTTTATTTTCTAATGCTGCATAGTCGTATTCTCGTTGTTCAAAATTATGAAACCCATTCCTGCTTGCCTGCTTAACAGGTTTCGCCTGCCTGCTATTACGTTCCCAGGTTCGGACGCAAGCCTTCCAGTCTTTCATTTTGTTCTTTCCCACCATCCAGTTCTTTGAGGCATAAAAATCTACGAAATATTCCGCATCGATACTGTTACCTCTCTGCTCACAGTAGTCTTTTACTTCCTGCGTGGTTGGCGGTCTGAAGATTGTGCGTGTTTTTTTAGATATATCGTCAGATATATCTTTTTTTATCTCAGTCTCTGTCTTATATCTATTTATGTCAGCCCTTTGTACTTCCTTTGTACTTCTTTTGTACTTCTTTTGTACTGCCTTTCGTGTTGTACAAAATACAGTATTTAGTACATGTGCCTCGCTTTTTTGACGACACAAAGTCAATCAAGCCAAGCTGTTTTAATTCGTTCCTTGCACGGATAAACGCTTTTTCGCTTATGCCCATGCGACCGCTCAGACTTACGTTAGTACGGGAGAACCACTCTTCCCAAACGCATTTATTGTTAATCGCCAGCAATGTGTGAAAAAGCAATTGTGCGTTTGCGGAAACAGTGTTGCACTCGCAAAAATCGTAAAATTCATTGAGCATATCTAAATATGTCATAAACCCTCTTCCTCAACCCCATTAGGGTACATTTTAAATATGTTCATGAGGCTGAAATGGTTCTATATGCATTTCTGCCTCTTTTTCTATCAGTTCGTTATATTTCTTTATGTGTTGATCCGGTGTAATTTCATCGTTCATCAACGCATCTTCCAGCCTAGAAAATTCTAATTCTATGTGTGTTCTAAATTCCTGCCGGTTCATCTTTCCGTCAGAAAAATTTTTCTGCAATATCCTGAGATGATGTTCCATCATCTCTTTGCTCCCTTCATAAAATCATCCATCATCTTCCCTTTCCAAGCCGGTTCTGGTTCACTTCTCTGTTTTTCTTTTGCGCGTTGCATCACTCTTTTCGTATGCATCGCAATTTCTTTGCATTTCTTTTTGTATCTGCCATAAGCTGTTTTTTTCTGACATGGCTGAGAACCGCCACAGTGGTCCTTATCCATACAGATTTCACAAGGGTCTTTCATATTATTCCTCCTTATATTCTGGCATTCTCATCCAGGCAAAAATGTCCTCGTCCATCCCCCAACATTTCACATACCCGCCTTCTGCTGTTTTTACCGGGTGTGTCCAGTAGTCTGATTTTTTTCTTTCCCCTTCGTGAATTTGAATTTCTGCTTTTCCTTTTGAATAATATTCTATAGCTATGAGAATTGGTACACCGGGGTGAGGGATATACTCATCCGGTTTATACCACGTCCCAACTTCGCCCTCTATCTCAACTGCTTTTGACGCAATATACTCCTCATCCTCAGAATCACTTTTTGCATCCGGAATGATTTTATTAGGTACTTCTGCATCTTTTTCTGTTGAATCAGGCTCCTTCGTTTTTACACATTGTTTCTGTTCTTCTGCCACTCCGGTATTCTCTTTTGTTTCTTTAGCTTCGGCCTTCACTTCTTTGCTCGCATCTTCAGAATTTTCCATTCTCGTAAAGGTAGGCATTCTTACCACCGCAGCTTCCTCTTTCTTTTCTTCCCGATCAGGTTCCTGGATATCCATCTCAATTTGCCCCGGAATATTTTGTTCTTCAAACTGCGCTTTTACCTCTTTGATATCTTTGAGTGAGAGTTTGCCCCCGTTTTCGTGATATCTTCGCAACGCCTTTAACTGCAGTTTTCTTTCTGCTCCTGAAGTTTCATACGCAACCGAAAACGGAATTTTTCCAGCTTTGAAGTACATTTTTAGCGCTTCTATCAAGTTGTTATTAATACTCTCAATCTGTGCTACTTTAGTTTTGGACAGCCCTAAAAAGCTGGCAACTATATCTCTGATTCTTCCAGACTGCAGATTATATCCAGGGACTTCCGCCCCCTCTTCCTTTAACCTGCGAAAAGTCTCTGTTGCTTCCTTAACTTCCATCATGAGGTCTGCATTGTTCTTTTCTCTATAAGAATTCGTTGCCATCAGTTCCAGCTTTTCCATATTTGCAGATACCGGACAGCAAACCTTACAGGTAACAATCTCATACTCTTTATATCCTTTCTCAACGAGTTGATTTAAAGCTAACCAGCGCCGCTCTCCGGAAAGGATTCTATAGTCGCCCTCTTCACAGGGGTCATAAATCACCTCAAGATTTTGTCTCAATCCTACGGCCTGAATGTTCGATGCAAGTTCTTCGATGTTATACAAGTTATACCGGTTCTCTTTATTACGGTACATTCGTTTAATAGAGATGTCTTCTGTCCGAAAATGCCCAGAAGGAATCTGCAAGGCCTCTGTTTTTGTTTTATTACTTAACATATCAGCTATCGAAAAGGTTCCCAT